ATAGCCCATTGGCCGACGCGATAAAGACAAGGCGATAGGAAGAAGTCCCACTTGGGCGCGCCTCTCAACAGTAGCATAGTTGAACTAGACTTTACTTATTCACGGTCATAATAGTGGTACAAAAACAAGGCTGGGGAAAAAGCCGCAGGCTACTATTACCCCCAGCCGTCACTCTCACTCCGTTAATCTGCAGGTTGCTACACGTGATCACATGGGGAAAACTAGATAAACGTGAAACACGTGAACTTGACATTTTGACATGTCGAAACGAAGCTTAGCACAGGCATTAGAAGATTATGATAGAAGGAAAGTTGGAAGAGCAAGACAGCTCGTTCGCACAATGAACGTCTCCGACGCACCAACTGCCAACAGGCAACAAATCTTAGAGAAGAAACAAGCTGCACAACTCAGGAGAGCTGCCACGATTAACAAACAATTAAACGTCCGTACCGGAGGTTTCTTAGGAATAGAAAAAAAATTTTTCGATTCCTTCCTTGCGACAACACAGATCGCCGGTCCTGCCGATTGTACCGGTGGGGAACTGGATCCTGCGACTGCTAATTGCCTTAACGGCGTCTCGCAAGGTGATGGGGAGTCAAACAGAGATGGCAAGAATTACGTCATCAAATCCCTTCACTTCCTCGGTAGAGTTGTAGCCAACTCACAAGCAAACAAGTCAGCTGGATGGATTCCACCAAGCGTTTTCATTGCAATCGTGCTCGACACACAAACAAATGGTGCCCAACTTAATTCAGAAGATGTCTACACTAACCCTGCCGCGAGCATAGCCAATAACACTTGTCTCCAAAGGAATCTTCAATATTCCTCCAGGTTCCGCGTGCTAAAAACCTTCAAATTGGACTTCAACCAACCCAGTCTAGCCTATGATGGTACCAACATAGAAGGCTGTGGTTTCTCCCAGTCCATTGAAGCTCACCTTGATAATTTAAACATCAAGGTGGGGTGCTCAGCAACCACTGGGACAGTTGCGGCTATTACAGACAACTCACTTCATGTGATTGGATTCGCAACCAACGTAACGGAGACTGTTAATCTCACTTACACTTCAAGAATTAGATTTATGGGATAGGGACCCAGAAATGTAATGTAAATAAACAGAAAAAAAATAACGGCTATATTCTCCTGCGGCAAAGGCCTCGGTCACGGGGCCCACACGTGATTTCACGTGGTGTGCACAACACGTGGGGAAAAACCAAACCCCAAAAAGGCAATGTCAAAGACATGTGAATGTCACCTGATTCCGACAAAGACACCTATAACATGCAAGAGAAAATTCAAAACAACAAAGCCAAACATTGGTGCTTCACTATCAACAACCCTACGGAGTTGGACTACGCAACTCTCATCATGTTTCGTCCGCAAACAACGTACATGGTCTACGGAGTAGAACATAATGTCTTAGCTGATTCCGCCGGTGTTCGCAAGACTCCGCACCTTCAAGGCTACTTTTGTCTGGTAGGACAAAAAACAAGAACGGCTCTTTCCAAAGTCTTAGACCGTGCACATCTAGAGGTCAAAAAGGGTACTGTCCGTGATGCCATTGATTACTGTAAAAAGGGTGATCAAACGCACGAAGAATGGTCCAAATTTAAAACCGCTGGTCCACATTACGGCCAGAACGCAGAGGTTCATCAAACTGGTGAAGAACCACTGGAACAAAACGTTGCCGGCCATAAAGCTTCCATGGAAAAGTATGAAGAAACCATGAGGCTTGCCAAAGAGGGTTGTTTCGATGAAATCAACCCTAAGCATTCATTGCTTTATTTCAATAATATACGCAATGTTCGTCAGGAGGTTATTAACAACAAGCCTCGTACTGCCTTGTCATGGGAGCATGGCCACTCACCAAATCTTTGGATTTACGGTGTTACAGGGACTGGTAAGTCCAAGAAAGTCTGGGAGGAGTACCCTACTGCCTATAGAAAAATGTGCAACAAATGGTGGGATGGATACAATGATCAAGCCACAGTCGTTATTGAAGATGTCGGTCGTTCGCATGATTACTTGGGTGATCACCTCAAAATTTGGGCAGATCGTTTCCCATTTCGAGCAGAAATGAAAGGTCGCACAGTCATGCTAAGACCGGAGAGGTTGGTAGTTACCAGTAATTACCACCCTAGTGAACTCTGGACTGATCCAAATGTCTGTGATCCAATCCTCAGAAGATTTACTATTGTCAAATTGGACGCCATCAAAAAAGTTGATGATACACTTCCGGATCGTCCCCGCAAAACCAAATCTTCGAAGCACCACAATGAAGAAAGGGCTTCCAAAAAGGCAAAGAAAGCTCCTCTTTATCGCCAAAATGCGAATGGTCGCATTGTGCCTAATACTAATCCTCTTACTCAACGGGAGCTACTATTTGGGAAGGAACAGCCGATGATCGATCTCACCAAGGAAGATAGTAGCTCAGATGACTTATCGTCCGTCTCAAAAAGCTGGAACAGCTCCTACGAAGAAGGACCGCCAGAGGCGAGAAACGCAATGTTCCGAGTTGGATCTTGCGAGAGCTCACTTAGCGATGACGAACGTATCATGAGCTGGTGCCAAAAATGTAATGAAGCATTCATTGATTGTCCATGTAAATTCTAATAAATGAATACCTGGAGTTTATTAAATTTGTACTACGTTTCACACTAGGGTTAGGGTTTAGGGTTAGGGTTAGGTAAGGTCTAGGGTTAGTTTTAGGCCTAGGGTTCCCTAAGAATTAGGGTTAGGTTTAAAACTAGGGCCAGGCGAAGCCGTTGGCCCCTAACTATTATGACCTCTCACTTATCTAATAATCTTTCGGGGCGCGCGAGCGACCCGCTTCAGGGAGCTAGGCCATTGGGCGATAGCCCATTGGCCGACGCGATAAAGACAAGGCGATAGGAAGAAGTCCCACTTGGGCGCGCCTCTCAACAGTAGCATAGTTGAACTAGACTTTACTTATTCACGGTCATAATAGTGGTACA